AACTCGTGGAACAGTAGGAAATGCTGCTCACGAATATGCTGCAACAGTAGCAGACAACAACTTCACCACATCAGTAATGCAAGGCTTGCTATTAGCAATGCCTCGTAAGTACCGTGCACTTAAGAGCAATCTTAAGTTCTACGCAGGTACTGATGCTTTTGCTGGTATTGTTCGTAACAACGGTACACTAGCAGATGCTATTTCAGCAGCGTTCTCTGATCGCACTGGTAGCACTCAAGCAAACCGTCAAGATTACATGGATGGTGCTGCACAGACATTTGGTAATGCACGTACAACTCGTGTACTAGGTGTAGATGTACTAGAAGTTCCTTACTACCCAGCAGGTTATGTTGATTTAACATTCCCTTCTAACCGTGTATGGGGCTTCCAGAGAGACATCACTGTAAACCGTGAATACAAACCAAAGAAAGACACAATTGAATACACAGTATTCGTACGATTTGGTCTTGCTTGGGAAGAACTAGATGCAGTCGCTTATGTTGACTCAGATAGTGCTGATTCCTAAAATATAGTCATCACGTACTAGGGAGGACGGCATAAAACCCGTCCTCCTTATTGTCATTCTAATGGTATAATTACAAATGAACATGGGAGAAAAAATGAACTTAACAATGGATCAATTAAAAGATAAAACAGTTATGGCACTAAAGGCATATGCAAAGAAAAACAATATAGAGTTATTTGAATCAAACACAAAACTTGAAATTTTAGAAATTTTGGCTAGTTGGATTCCGCCAGAAATAACAGAAGAAACTGCAGAAAAAGCGGGTAAAAATAAAGACTTAACAAACAAAATAGCATTACACTCAGACAGAAATCTTCATATGGATGGTTTGGGAGCATTGAGCGTGGGGTATAACATAGTCTCAAAGGAGGCATCGGAAAAGTGGCTTACTCACAGGTTAGTACGAATAGCACAGCCTGAAGAAGTAGCATCTTATTACGCTAAAGTATAATGTCAGTAATTCTCCGTCTACCCCCGTATCCTTTAACTGTTAAATACACAGTTCCAGATGCTAATGCTAAATACGTTATAGTAATTGAGGATGTCGCAGAGCAGTCAGAGATTGCTTCTTATAGAACATCAAATGCTAGCAAGCAAGTTACTTATATTCTAGATGATGATTTTATTAAATATGATAAATCGTATGCTCTGACAATTTATGAAGATTTAGAAGAAAGTGGAATGGTTGTAGCGGACCGTGGAGATATTGTTGTTGAGGATAACTTAGAAGTAAAACGTCCATACGTAGATCCTACACTTTTAGCAGCAGCAAACAATCAAACATCTGCAACAGAAATTGCTAAATACACAGAGTATGAAAATTTAGCAAGAGCAATCATTGACTCAATAACTGGTGGGTTTTATTATGAGCGTGAATTTTTTGAAATTGTTGGGCAAGAAGTAGACTACATTCCACTTTGGAAAAAAGTACATAAAATATTAAGGGTATACGAAAATACAGAACTAGTTTATGATATATACAACCCTGATGGCCCAACTGTAGGAGACTACACATACGTAATTACTAAAGATAAGACCGCACTTACAAAAGACCCAACATCAGCAGAAGGTGCAATAAATAGAGCAGAACAACGACCAGCAAGAATGCCACTTGGAACATCAGATTCTTTTTCACTTTTTGATACAGAAGACAGTGGAAACACTATGACCGTAACTCCTGGAGTAGCATTTCCAGCAGGGATGGATCTTATATTATTATTAGAAACTGGATACAAGGTAGTACCTATTGACATTCAAGATGCCACAAAATTATTAGTTGAAGATATTAGATGCGGCAAATTAGATTATTATAAAAGATATATCAAGAACTACAGCACTGATCAATTTAAAATTCAATACGATGCAAGAATGATTGAGGGTACTGGAAATATTATTGTAGACAAGATTTTGTCTAAATATGTAAATAATATTAGCCGTCCTGGAGTGTTGTAATGGATGTATGCGAAGTCACAGACTTTATGTTTCCAATGAAGGCTGATATATACTTTCCTATTCTTGCACAAGGTGGTTATGGTCAACCTACAAAAAATTGGGTATACGATAGAACAATTACTTGTAATGCTACATCTGTAGGTGGAGCAGGAACAGAAGATGTTAAGCCAGATAACTTTTTAAAGTATGAAAACAAACTTATTGCAAGAACAAAAGCAGATCCAAGACTCTCTTCAAACAATGCAAATAACGCAACAACAAACATACTTATAACAAACATCAGAGATGCATCCGATAGCCTTATCTACAAAGAAACAGCGGGAGCAAGATCAGGTAAAGGAACAATCTACGAAGTAGCAACAGTTGAACCGTTTACTGGCCCATTTGGATATACAGAATATTACAAAATGTTATGGCGCAGGGCTGAAAATCAGACTGTAGGTGATTAGTGATAGTAAGAACAAACACGACAGCCTTTACTAAACAAATGAATAATATTGTTAATTATTCTCTTGGATTTTTAGAAGGCGTTGATCGTGGTAAAAAAATATTTTTTGATAAATTAGGTGCAGGCGTTATTCAAGCATTAGCACAATATATTGATGTACAAGCCAGAGCCAATCCAAAAGCACTACACCATGTTTATGAGTGGAATCAAGTTAGCAGTCCAAGTGCAAGATTGTTTAATCTAAATTACACAGTTAGCAACCTAGGACTTTCTATTAACTCTACATTTAAACAATCAAGAAGTGTTTCTGAAAATATGACTACCCCGTTTTACAATAAAGCAAAAATTATGGAAGAAGGAATTCCAGTAACAATTATACCAACAAAATCTAAAGCATTAAGGTTTAGTGGACCAAATGGAGAAGTATTTACAAGCAGACCAATTAAAGTTGACAATCCAGGAGGAGACCCTGTTATTGGTGGTTTTGAATCTGCATTTGATGAGTTTATGATTAGATATTTTAAACAATCTTTTTTAAGAGCATCTGGAGTTTATGACTACATTAAAAAGCCAACACTATACAAGAAAAATATAAAGGTTGGATCAAGAATGGGAAGAGGCAAAGGAATTGACACAGGATTTAAATGGATAACTAATGCAACAATTGGGGTAGAATAAGACTATGGCTATATTAACTGATACTGGATTTCCACCAACCTTTATAAACAGATATATTTTATCTGAGTTAGAACATTATGAACTTATATCAGATGTAGACCTAATAAATCCAACTCCAATGATTCCAGCACAGGTTTCAACAAACATTGAAGACTTGTATAACGATAGCATTCAAATCAGACAATCAGAAAGCCCTATCCTAATTGTTTACGATAGATTAATGAGATTTAGGCCTACTTCGTTTTATTTACACAAAAGAGAGCAACTGATATATTTTATCTACTCTACAGACGTTGGCAAGTTAATAGACACTGTTCGTGTTATATCAAGTGCCCTTGATCGTGAAGATTCTTCAGCAGAAGACGTAAATAGATACAATATTAACAACCCCATATTAGATGCTAATGCGGACATTTCTACCCCATTTAATATTATGTTCCATAGTACGAGGGTATATCAAGCAGACGAAAGCAGAGACGTAGCAGAACTAGCCTCAGCAAGAACCCTGTTTGTGAACAAGTTAATTGTTGAGTATGACTATCACATTCAGACTGAAGCAAATTCAAGGTATACATAAAAAGCGGTATAATTGGTTTTAGAGGAAACACGCCAAACAACTTAATATATACTTTAATGAAAGAGGTAAAATAATATGCCATATAGCCGTGGTACGTCAAATAACATTATTGTAGGTGCAGCAGCATTCTTCATTAATGACACAACTTTGACTCCGTCAACTTTGACATCATTAGCAGTTATTGATTCAAGTGAATCTTATAAAGATACACTTACAGCATCTGCTACTTATACAAACGTTGGCTACACAATGAACGGTCTTGAATTACAGTTCCAACCAGACTTCGGTGAAGTTCAGGTAGATCAAATTCTTGACGTTGCAAGACTATACAAGCAAGGTATGCAGGTAAATCTTGCTACCGCTTTTGCTGAAGCAACCCTAGAAAACTTGCTTGTAGCATTAGCATACTCTGATGATAAAGTTTCAGGAAACAAAAACGCATCAACAGGTCAAACACTTAACTTAAGTGCAGGAGATATCGGAGATGTTCCAGTAGAACGAGGAATCGTTGCTGTTGGTCCAGGATCTGGTGACCCAGCAACTTTTGCGGATAAAGAACGTATCTACGCAGCATATCGTGCTCTTTCAATTGAGAACGTAACTGTGTCAGCAAAGCGTGACGAACCGTCAATGTTTGAAGTTTCATTCCGTCTTCTTCCTGAAGATACATCAGGTTCCTACGGTAAGATCATTGATCGTACCTATGGACAATCATAATCTAAATTTAGATTAACCTAAGACCCACCTTTAATTAGGTGGGTTTTTTGTTTTGCCTGTGATAGAATAGAAAGATTATGGCAACAACCGTTTATAAAAATAAAATAATCAAACTAGTTGATGGTACAGAACTAGAAATTGTTCCATTAAAAATAAAATATCTACGTGAGTTTATGGAGGCATTTGAGTACGTTAAAACTGCCAAAGATGACGATGAAGCCATAGATTTTTTAGTTGAGTGTGTAAGAATTACAATGAAACAATATTATCCAGGTATAAACTTAACAAAGTCTGATGTAGAAGATAGCCTTGATATGCCAACCATATATACAGTATTAGATATTTCTGCGGGTATAAAAATTAATCAAAAATCTGAAGAAACAGTAAAAGATCAAGCAACGGATAGTGGTGCTACATGGTCTGAGTTAGATTTAGCAAAAATAGAAGCAGAGGTATTTTTACTGGGTATTTGGAAAGACTATAAAGAATTAGAAGAATCATTATCTATGCCAGAATTAATGGCTACTCTTTCTAGTCGTAGAGAACTTGATTATGAAGAAAAAAAGTTTTTGGCTGCAATTCAAGGGGTAGACTTAGATAAACAATCTGGCAGTAATAGAGGCCAAAAAGAATGGGAAGACATGAAGGCTAGAGTCTTTAGTCAAGGTAAAGCAAAAGACGGTAATGACATCCTGGCTCTTCAAGGACAGAATGCCAGGAGTGCAGGGTTTGGTATTGGCATGGGCTTAGATTACGAAGATTTAACAAAATAAAATAATAAAAAATAAGTTTCATCATGCTATAATTGACATAGCCTATAGGAGGTTAATTAAATGGCAACAAGCACGTATGAAGAGGTAGAACTAGTTCTTTTGGACGGTACTAAGATTAAAGCAAGACCGCTTAAAATCTCATTACTCCGCCCATTTATGAAAAAATTTGCAGAACTAGCAGAGGTGGCAGAAGATAATGATAAGTCAACGACTATCCTTATTGAGTGTGTTCAAATTGCTATGAAGCAATATAAGCCAGACATTGCAGATGATGCTAAAAAGTTAGAAGAAAATATTGATCTTCCAACTGTATATAGAGTAATTGAGTCTGCTTCAGGGGTAAAACTTCAAGATGCAAATGCACTCTTGAACACTGTTCTTGCAAATAATTAAATAATGAGGTGACAAATGAGTGATGTTAATGCCAAAATTGGCGTACAAATTGATACGTCGCAGGCGTTAGCAGAACTTAAAGGTTTACAGCGACAGTTAGCACTATTCCATACTTCGGTATCAAAAGGTAGTGCTTCTGCTGCTGCTCAACAAAGAAACATGCAGCAGAATCTGCTGAACTCAATAAATGCTACTGGCAAGTTTTCAGCACAAATGGGGAATGTTAGAACATCCACAGAATCTTTCACAAATGCCCTTGAAAAAAACAAACTATCAATGCGAGAGTACTTCCGCTATGCAGGAGGATCTACAAAAACATTTGGTAGATTATTTAAATCAGAGTTTGACACAATTGGCAAGGTAGCGCAAGATCGTGTAAAAAAATTACAAACACAATATATTAAATTAGGCCGTGATACAAACGGAGCAATGCAGGCTATTTCTATAACTCCAACTGGCCTAAACATGAAAAATTATGGAAACCAAGTTGCAGTAGCAGCACAAAAACAAGCATTATTTAATCAATTAATGAAGCAAGGTTCTACCAATCTTTTGAACTTTGGTAAAAATACACAATGGGCTGGTCGCCAACTTATGGTTGGTTTTACAATACCTCTTGCCTATCTTGGTA